TTTGATTTTGTTTTTTTCTTTGTTTTTGCAGCATTAGCAGCATCTCTAGCTGCTCTTTGATCTGATAGTGTGCTCATTTTTAAAAAGGCCAGCCCCTTTTTTTAGGTTCAGGACTGGGTGGTAATAAAGATTGAATGGGAACAATGTCGTGACACATGTGTTCAACACGGCTTCCCGGTCTCAGGGTAAAACCCTTTGACTGTAGTTCTGCACATTTCAGTGCACGAACAAGCTCGTAATCGAGCCTTAATTTCTCTTCTTGTCGTTTAGCTATTTTTTTGCAAAGCTTGTATCCACTCTTATCAAGCGGAACCATAAAGTTAACTTGAAACCCCCAGTTTTCATTTAGTTGGTAGCTAGATGGGTATAACCCTTCCATATCTTCTTTTTCAGACCATGGCTTTGCATGGTTGCCCATATAAAATGGTGAGAATGTCATCGTGCTACCGTTGCAAGCCACTCCGGGAGCGTACTGTTGACGAGATGCAGCTCCATTATTCTGGAATTGCACAGCCTGATTTGTGACGTTTCCGGTTGCAGCTGCTACGGGGTTGGAGGTATTATTAACTTCAGGTTCGTCTGCTAAAACAGGTGTTACTGTGAAAAGACAGAGAGCGAGGTAACAGTAGTGTTTATAGTCCAATCTGTTGTTGCGTCTATTTGTTCTACTAATCCTGCTGCTCTTGATGTTGTCTCTAGAAGCCAATCTGCTGTGGGATCTGTTACTGAGAAGGTTGTAGCTGCGTCTGCAATGTCTCCAGAAGGAGTTACATTTGAGCCTGACCAGCTCTTGACCTCTGCTCCAAATACCTGTGTCTGTTTGACTTCTTGGACTGTTTGAGTGGTTGTTGTCGTTGAGTTCATACTGCCCTGTGTAAACTGGGGAGTAACTGTGTTTGCTCTCGCTACTGCGGGTGACAACAGGGCTAAGAGTATTATCCATTTATTCATTGTTTTGGTTTATCTTCTTTAGATTTTTTATTACCTGTAGACAGTCCAAAAGTAGCAAGTGCTCCAGTAAAGATTGAAGCTACGAACGTGATGTCCGATGATGCTCCTAATGGTTTTCGGACCATAGGTAGCTCAACATAATTAAGAGTAATAATAAAACCAGACCAAATGACTACACCTAGACGTACTATCGCACCTAGTATGGCCATCTGTTCTTCATGATCATCTACATTCTCTTTTATTTTTGTGAGGATGTTTTTCTTTTCTGTTGGTTTTGCTTCCATTTATCTACTTTTCCTTGTATTAACTTTTGCAGTTGCTTTTTAATAGTGTTAAAAAATGGTTGTGCAAATGTTGTTACTGCAACCGCACTTACTGCTGCATAAGTTGCAGCCATAACCACTTCTGTTGTTGGTAAAGGTACTTCAAAATTAAAGTAAGGTACTTCTATTTTTGGAGGTGGAGGTGGTTGTTCAGTTGTTTCCTTTGTTTTAGATTTAGTCTCTTTAGGTTTACGCAAATCACTAGGAGGTATAACTAAAGGTTTGTAGGATGGAATATCAGCTGTAGGTAGATCTAATGCTGGTGTTGGATATTGTTGGTCGAGTGGTAAAGCTAAAGTGGGTAGGTGGATAGGTTCACCTAGCTCCAAGGTGTACCAGTAGCCATTGTAGGTGTTTTCTGCTCTGTGATTTGTGCATCCAAAGCAGCTTCAATTTGTGCAACTGTAGGACCACCTTTTTCAGAAGTAGCATTTTCTTCTATTTTTGCTTTTACCCAACCAATAACTTGATCGTGTGTTAGATCTTTGTAAGGTATAAGAGTTTCAGGTCTTTCTAAATTAACTTCTCCTGTAGCTCTTGTACTATAAGTTCCGTCAGTTGCATTTACACGGTAAATAACTTTACTAACGTAACCGTCCGCTGTTGTACGAACACATGTGTTTACTTCCCAAGTTTTTGTAATTGTCATTTTTTATTCAGTTGTTGTTGTTGTAGATTTTTTTAATTCATTCCAAGCTGTCATAAAAGCATCTGTCCAAACTGCATTACATACAGCTTGTACTTTTGCTGGTTCGTTACTTATGTCTGAATCTGGGGTTAGTGTGTATCTATGAAAAGATCTTGTTAATTCTTTGCCATCTTTTTGAATAACAGTTGCTTTACGTACTTGTATCGCATACTCAAGAACTTCTATTTTGTCGTATTCAATTGATTCTGTAAGTGCCATTAGGATATATCTCCGATATAAACAGGTTTAGGCTTAGTTTAAAGACTTAGCTGCGGTCTAAGTTATTGTTTAAGCTCATAAGTTATAGTAAATCTAAGATTATTGTCAGTACCATCATCACTGATGTCAGAATGTTGAACGTTTGAATAGTGACCTGTAGGCACACCAAATAAGAAGCTTATTCCCCAAGCTCCACTAACATATGCAAGAAAAGCGACTATAATATTTTGACCACCATAACGCTCTCCATGACAGACACCATTCCAGTTACCACTTGTTGCCGAAGGAACAAAAGGCAAACCTCCGATTCTAATGTTGGTGTTAGATGTGGTGTCACTTAGTTGATGAATGTCAGCACTTATTGTTACTAGCCTTCCTATTTTTGTGTATGTGCAGGTAAATTGCGGGGTTCCAATATTACCTTCACTTAATACAGTTGGTGTCCATGTACCCTCTTCATAATCATCTAATAAATTATCATCTGCGGTGTCATCATTAAATAATATGCCACCTTTTACTTTTACTCCTGTATTTGTAGTAAAAAATTTTTGAACGTTATTATGAAATAAATAAACGCCTCCTCCCGGTTCAAAACTTGCAGAAATCTTATTATCATTAGCATTTTTTACTGCAAGTTGGGAAGTTAATACTTTTAATGGACCAGTACTGGCATCTTTTATGTATTGACCCTCTTCACCATCAGCAATCCGTACAAATAACCAGTTACTAACTGTGCCATTAGCATGAGTTGGCGCACCAGCACCAGAACTTATAGCAGCTTGTGCCTGATAAATTTTATTACCGCTTAGTACAAGAGCATGCTGTGTGTAATTGACACTATTATCAAAAGTAGTAGCATTTACAAATCCTAAAAAGCTCCAATTACCAACTGTGCCTTCAGTATGAGTTGGTCCGCCTTGTCCAGAACTTATATTAGCTTGTGCTTCATAAACTTTATGACCTTTTTTAACTTTATCACCTTGTGAATAAGTATTATTATTATTAAAATTAGTAGCACCACTATCATGATTATTTTCACCAATCCCACTAGAATTAAAAATTTCAAATTTTGATTGAAATCTTAGTTTTTTATCTGCTGCAAAAGTTATATTTTCAGTACTGTTAAAACTATTATTTGCATTTTGATATCTAAAATGTTTATCTGTACTACCTTTAATATATAGACCACTATTATTAGCTTGTGAATCTGTAGGTGTAGTTATATTAGCTAAAGTAATAAATTTATCTTCTGAAGTTATATCACCACTAATTTTAAGATCACCCCTAATTTCAAATCCTGTTGATAATGTGTTTGCTTTTAATACACCATCAGAAAAGAGCAATACATCGCTATTTGCAGTTGCAGATAACATAAACTCATCATCAGCACTATTTTTTATACGAACAAAGTCTCCTATAAGGTCTAAACTACCATTATTGCTTTTTAATTTTGTTCTTGTACTACTTCCATCATGAAACAACTCAAAATCGTCACCTGTACCCATTATAATTTTTGAGTCATCAGGTAAATCTATATTACCTGTAGCTGTTATATCGCCAGTTACATCAAACCCCGAACCAGCATTTAAGTTGCCAGAGAAAATAGCAGTGCCATCCGAAAGAATTCTTAATCTATTGCTACTATTAGTTACATCTCTAACTCTAAATATACCGTCAGAATTTTGAATTTGAAAATCAGAATCACCATCAGTATCAGTTAAATTAATTGTTGGTGTGGCACTCTCAAGTTTTAATTTTCCTGTAGTTGTAACATCACCTGTTACCGTCACTCCCGAACTGGTCGTCTCTAATTTTTTTACTGCATTAAAGTAGAGTTCAATAGCATTATCAGGAATTACCTTTATACCTGTTTCAGCATCTTTTGCTTCTATTATTAAATTACCTCTTTTATTAGTAATTTTTGAGTCTGTGCCGTCATGAACAATAATTAAATCTTCACTACTACCTAGAGATATGTTTGAGCTATCAGGCAGTAAAAGATTTTCTGATATTTTTACATCACCATTAGGAAAAATTTTTAACCTTGCATCAGCAGTAACATGTGATAAAAACAACCAATTATTAACAACACCAGTATTATGTGAAGGCTGTGTACCACCAGTAACATTAATTTGTGCTTGATATATTTTTGAGTTAGACTTTACTTTTTGCCCTGGTTCGTAAGATGCGTTTACATTCCATGCTGCAACATTACTATCAGACACATCAAAATCTTGTATAATAAATGCCCCATCATTACCTCTAATACGATAATCAGAGTTATTACCAGTATCATTTAAAATTATTGATGGTCCATTCTTTTTAATTGTTACATCATCAAAAATTAAAATTTCTCTTGTGTAACTTGCAGCACTATTTGCTGGAGAAGTATCTGTTCTTTGTATTTTTATTCTGTCAACAGCTACAGTAGTATCATCATTTAAATTAGTTTCACTAATTTTAAAAATACCATTATTTAAACTTGCTACATAATTAGGTAAGTTATTATCTGCTGTTTGATTATCAAGAAAAAATATTCTTGGTGTACTTGTTGATATATTTATATTTCCAGTTAAAGTACCACCTGCTAAAGGTAATTTTGTATTAACACCAGTGTCAGTTATTAAAGTTTGAGCAAAAGCGGTTGTTGCAACTTTAGTTGAATTATCTGAAATTGATTGAGTAGTTGCTGTTACTCCGTTGGTCAATACACCAGAACTGGAAGTCAAACCACCAAATAAAGTATCTCTAGCAGCAATATCAACCCCATCAACTGTTCCTGTAACTGTAATATCTCCATTAGCAGCATTGACTAAAAATCTATTTACATTGTTGGTTGTATCTCTAATCGCAAAAGTACCGTTACGATTTTGAAGTATAAAATCAGGATTTGCACCAGTATCTTCAAAAATTAATCCAGGTTGTCCATCACTAATTGTAATACTTGAACAAGTGACTCTATTTGTTGCTGTTATATCACCAGTTACATCAAGCCCCGAACCAGCATCTAAGTTGCCAGAAAAATTAGCTGTACCATTAACGGTTATACCACCATTTAAAGTAGAACCACCATTTGCTATAAAGCCGGACTCAGCTCTAACTTCACCATCGGAATTTATAACTAACCTCGGAGTGTTGGCAGTTTTATCTCTAATTCTAAAAGCACCACTATTTACAAGAATTTCATAGTCTGGATCGCTAGACGTACTATCTCTGAAAACAAGATTAGGACTAGCACTAATTATATTAACATCACCTAAATTGCTAGTACCATATACAAAAACATTTCCAGTAGTTTGAATTGTTTGAGATCCAAAATCAGGAGTAATTTTTGTACCAGCTATCGCTGCACTAGCATTTATATCTTCATCAATTATTGTTCCATTTACTATATTTCCACTAGCTATAGTTATATCTGTTGGTAAAGCACCTGATCCTAATTTTGTAAGACCAACAGAATCATTTAATAACTTACTACCATTTATATTTGCAGAAGAATTTATATCAGCATCAACAATAGTATTGTTAGTAATCATTGTTGAATTAACTGTACCTGTATCAGCAGAAGTTATTACAGTACCTGTGATGTCAGGAATAGTAATAGTTCTATCAGCAGTAGGGTTTGTTACTGATATTGTTGTTTCGTTATCATCATCAGTACTACCTTCAAAAACTAATGACCCTGTAAGAGTTTTAGATCCATCTCTCAAGAAAACATCATTATTAACAATATTAGTAAACTCTTGAAGACCAAATAATACCTGATCTTGGTTATTAGTTAAATCTATAGCTCTAATGGATGAACCAGCAGCATAAACTGCTCGAGCTTTATCTATTGCTGTTGATCTAGCAATTCTTACATTTCCTGTTCCGCTTTCTGGAGCAGTTACAAATGTAAGGTTTGTTCCGGATATAGAATAATGGGTGGTTTCTGTTTGTAATTCGTTGTTTACAAATACTTGTAAGTCAGACGTAGTTAAATATTCAATTGCAAACGGGTAAACAGTTCGAGATCCTGTCCCGTCAAATTTTTGTTCAGTTGTCTTTGTTGTTGCCATTATTTATATATGTTAATGAGATTTCGAGTTTCGTCTTTTTTAGTTATTTTTCTAACTCTTTTTAGACGTTCTTCTTCCATTAGTTGCATAGCTTCTTGGTTAGATGATAGCTGTGCCCATGCTCTACGACGTGCTCGTTGAAATAACCTGTCTATAATTATATTATGGTAATAATCTCTAGCATCATACTGTGACCGTAATCCACCTTTTATATCTCTATACATCTGTTCCATAGATGCTATAATCTTTGGATCTACTGCTAATTTATCCAACTCACGTTCTAAGTTTTGCTCACCTATAAGTCTTTGAAACTCAGATCTTACTCGCGGATTATCAGTTAAGTTTGTGCTGTCAGGTGCGTAGTATGTAGACATACGTAAGTCATAACCACTATCAAACAAAAAGTTTCTACCGGGACTTTGGTCTAAATTAAGACTAACAGGGCTAACAGCGTTATATGCTCTAGTTAAAAAGTCCCAATCTTTTAGAGGTTTACCGTTCAGCATATCATATTTAATCGGTAACTGTTTGATTCCGGGTAGTTGCTCAGAAATTAAGTTACGGTTACGTACGGATTGGTCAATACCTGATCCAATCTCACGCATGTAAGGTGTAAATAATCTACCTAACTCATTACGTAAACCAGCAAGAGGTAAAATGTTGTTACCTAGTCCAGCTACAATTCTGTCAAACTGACCGGGTCGGCCAGCAAATAAGTCAACAAACGACTGTATACCAGCTAGGTATGACTTACTTGTAACAGCTTGTGCAATAACTAATGAGATTTTTTGTAGTTCTGATTCTGTCCACTCTTCACCCATAAGTTCGCTTGCGTCACCTACGTCAGCGATTGTAGACATAATTAAGTTAAATGGTTCAAAGTTATCATAACCAACACGTACAGCACCTAGCTTTATAGTTCTTGGCTCCCACTTACCATCTATCCACATCTGTCTTTTTGATCTGTCTACAGGTCCGTTACCGTTAAGATCACCACGCATCCACGCCTGTGTAGCCATAAATACTACAGCAGAGCCTATTGCTAATCTACCTGTTTGTAAAGCCTTTGCATTAGCTAACTCTTCTGGTGTAAATATACCATACTTTGATACAGAGTCTAAATTGTTAGGGTTAGCAAATGCTATGTCGTTAAACTCCTTGACTAAAAAGTTGAAACCCGGTGTATACTTCCCCGTTAAAGCAAGGCCATTAACACCTGTTCTAGCAAACAAAAAGAAAGGTTTTGCTAGTGGTGTAGCAGTAAACACATCGTTTAGACCTTTTGCAAAGCCTGTAAGTTCTTGTGTAAGTGTAACTTCTTTACGTGCAAACTGTGTAGCTTCATCTGATATATTACCCGCAGAGTCAAATACTTGTGCATAAAAGTCATCTTCATACGCTTGCATTAACTTCTTGGTAATCTTAGGTGTCTGTATACCGTTGCCTTGTAACTCTAGTACGTTACGCATAGCTTTTTCACGCATCTTAGCACGACCAAGGATGTGTGCAAAAGCGTCGTCAGTAGCTGCCATAATCTTGGTAGAGTATGTCAAAAAGTTACTGTCATTTAAGTTACGTGCTAGATTAGCAAATCGAAATGCAGCTGTGTCACCGGCTGTTGCTCGGCCACTATCTTCTGCCCATCTACGTATAAGCTCCCAGTTTTGATCGCCACGACTAAACTCAGAGTATCTTGTTTTAATTGTAGCTAAATCACCTTTCCAATATGAATTTAGTTTAGTTCTAAATAATGTAAAGGATTCTGGTATAGCTTCTATCATGCCATTGATTGACGCTAAACTAGCTCTTAGTGTAGATGCGTCACCATCAAAAGGATAACGTACAGCAGCACCTAGAGCTGTAGATAACGGGCGTAAGAATGTAGCCGCAGCTGTACCCATAATCGCTCTCACAGGAGTCTTAGGACCACTTAGAACACTATTAGTCATAACACCCTCAAGCTCTCTTATAAGGGCTCCTGTACGGTCAATATCGTTTCTGTTTAATTTACCACCTTTGATAACTGTTCTTGCCCACTGGTCAAAGTCTTCTAATGTATTTACATCATCCATAATAGAAAACGCTTCGATAATTGCATTGACCATATCATCATCTGCATTATCTTTAGAGATCTTAAGTATGGACATAATAGACTCTTTTGCATCAGCTATATCAGCTTGTACTGCTTCGTCTACAGCTTGTTTTGCTTTCTTACCTGATACTGACAAAGCTCTAAATGAGTCAGACTTGACAAACCTAGCTTTCTTGGTCTCATACAATGCAGTAAGCATAGTATCTACAAGCTGTTTAGCTGGTCCATCTACATCTGTAATATCAACTAAATCGGATATTTCACGTGCAGCTATACCTGTATCTCTAAGCTGTTTTATTAGAGAACCTATAACTAAGTCAGCTATAACTACGTTCTTGGATGTCCATATTTCCTGACCATCAACTACGTCGTTAGTTTCAAATAACTCTTTTAGATATTCTTGTGGTGACATTTCAACAGCATTTCTACCTTGTGTAATACGTTGATGCCCTTCAATAGATTCTCTGAATGTAGCAGCAAGTGTTTTTCTGTCACCTTTTGCTTTTTCTAGTTCTTTTGCAAACTTGTCACTACTCATCAGTGTTTTCATAATGCGTTCTACTGTCGCATCATCTGTAGCACCTTCTTGTGCAATACGTTCACGTTCTAAAGGTCGAGTTACAGAACCAGTAGATCCTTCTTCTTGACCCCACTCTTTACGAGTTCTTGATAGCTGTTCACGAGCTAGCTGTGGGTCAACTTCTGACACATGTGCCCCTTGATGTGGTTCAGCAAGTGGTGCATTTTTATCAGCTCTAAACTCAGCCTCTCCTTTACGTAGCTGTGCAACACCAGCCTCTACTGTCTGATCTTTAATACTTTTGTTACGTTTTGTAATCTGGTCAATAACTGGTTGGCTACCTTTCTTGAGTGCATACGCCATACCATCAAAGAATAGTCCTATACCCATACCTTCTACAATGTTTTTTATTTTCATTGTAACAGGAGAGTCAGTATCTTTTGTAGATATAACTGTATCAGCCCAGCCATATCTGTCACGTAATGCTCCTAATGCGTTTTGCTCATCTGACTCTTTAGATATAAGATCAGACGCAGCTCCAACAGCCAAGCCTCTTACAACGTTAGCTTTTGACAACGCTACAAGTCCAGCTGGTATAGTTACAATACCTGTAGCAGCTGCACCTTTTGCTGCTAGTATTGTGCCAGCTGCTAGAGATCCAAAGTGTACTAGACCTCTTAGCTGTTTACCCCACCATGTTTTAGTTTCNATNGGGTTATCGTATGAGTCAAACGGTGTCCAATCTGGTTTGTATGTACCAGTTGCTTCTCGTTGCTCTTGCATCTCACCTGATAANGCNTCNNCTGTACGCTCAGGAAAGGTTGCAATAGAGGATGCAGTGTCTTGTAAACCACCTGATAAGATGGACTGACCCTCTTTTATAAAAGCTTTAGCACCCCATGTTTCTGAGTTTCTAGGATCTTCTTGCTGTGCTAGAGCTTGATTTTCTTTTTCCGTGGCTTCTTGTTCTACTGCCTGTTGTTGAGCATCTCTTTCTTCTAGTTCTTTTAAATACTCATCTATTTTATCAGCAGCTAAATCTACCTCGGGTCGATAGTTTGAATAATTGGAATCAGTCATCTACCTCTTCTAAATGTACCAGCATCTCTCTTACGTTGATCTTCTGCTCTTTGCTGTGCTCTCTTACCTTTTTTAGCCAGACGTTCTTTCTCGATATCGCTAATAATAATCTTAGCAACTTCAGCTTCTAGGTTTTGAAACTGTGCAAAGTAGTTTTGTGATAAGTTAGGAAATGCTGTATTTACAGCTTGTATTTCTTCTTGAGTAAGTTGAATAAGTTTACCAAACTCTTTTGTATCTTCTGTAATTGCACCACGTATTGCGTTTGATTTACGATTAGCGTTCATATTCATCAAACTTATAACAGCAAAACTTTGTGCATCTTCATTAAATGGTTTTGTTTTATCTATCAAACCTTTTTTATCTAAATCTAAGATTACATTATTTGACAAATTATACATGCCAAAGTTTGTAGAGCCATTTCTAGCTAATTCTACAACCAATCCACCATTTAAATTATTTAAGTTTTGTCTAGCAGAAGTGTTACCGTTACGTACGAACGTAAACTGGTTAGCATCTTGACCACCACGCTTTTCAGACAGCATGGTTAGATACTCGTTAAAGTTCTGTTGCTCACCTGTACGCATATTACGAAACACTTTTTGTTCGCTAGTAAAATTCTTTACATCGTTTTCTTTTCTAAAGTCTTGTAATATCTTAGCGTAAGGATCTGTTAACTTTGTCTCAGGATCTATCAAGCCAAGAATAGCAGCACGTTTATAGATAGCTTCAGAACCACTCAATACTCTAAAATTACCTTTACCATCAGGTACACGTATACGTAAAGTTTTGTAGTATTGTTCTAACTCAGGATGCCTTTGACCGCCAGAGTCAACATACTCAAACAAGTCATCTACAGGCTCAGACTTAAATGCTTCTTTTTTATTAAATAGTTCTGGTTTTTTCTGTAGCTCTCTACGTAGTTTTATTACGTCACCTACACCAGCTTCAACTAACTTTACAGTAGTTTTACTTTCTTTAAAGTTAGAATACTCTGCTTCAAGCTCGTCAAGTATTTCGTTACGTCTTTGCTTGTAAGTTATTGTACCACGACCTTCAGCTATTTCAAATACATCTAAGTCTTTATTATCTTCGCCGTTAAATCTAGCTCTAAATTCATCTTGTAGTTTTTCTGCTAGACGTATATCTAAATCTGTCAAGCCTGCTGTATTACCATCTTCTGTTTCTTTTCTAGCTACAAGTTTTAAAATTAGTTTATCTGTATCATTATGCCTGCTAGCATACTTGTTAGCTATATTTACATTTGTATCTCTTGTACCACCAGTCTGTGTTTTATTTAGATATGACAACAATATCTGAGGTACAGGTGTAACTCCGTCAATATAGAAAGGTTGCTGCCTATACTCAGCTATTAACGCACCAGCTTGACTTTCATCAAGACCTTCGATACCTCGCTGTCTATTCTCAAGAATACGTGGTATGACTTGCTCATTTACAAAGTTGTTAGATTCAATCTGACGTGCAGCATTTTCATTCTCGACTGCTTGTTTTTCTACATCTCTGATGGCTTTGGATAGCCTTAGAACTCTACCTTCAGCTCTAGCTTTGAACTCTGTGCCATCTGTCTGCTTATCTATATAAGCCTGATAGTTAGCATATTCCTTACCGTTTGCGTCTGTATAAGGTATATCCTGATATATAGCTCTAGCTTCATTAGGTAAAAGATCACCACTTTTGACTAATTCTGCTGTAATTTCAAATGCTAGGTCTTCTGCTTTACGTCTATCTATACCTTTTTGAATTGAAAGCTGGTGTACAACACCTTTATCTTTAAAGAATGTGTCATCAGATCTTTCACCAGCTGCGTTGATTACATTTGCACCTTTTACACTTTCAATAATTTTTGTATTGAATGTATAAGCTTCTTCTTCTATAACCTTTTCTCTAAATGTAGCCTTAAATAGTTCA